GGGCACACGACTCAGATGCGGGAATGGATTTCTTTTTCTGCCCCGAAGACGATAGGGATGTATGTATCGAACCCGGTCAGTCCGCAGTGCTTGAGACGGGAATGAAGGTTGAAGTGCCGGAGGGCTGTATGCTTCAAATAATGAACAAGTCTGGAATTGCAAGCAGGAGAAGCCTAATCACAGGAGCCTGCGTAGTAGATCGAGGATACGATGGGGAAATATTTATTAACCTTCATAACGTCGGTTCCGAAACTCAGACGATCAAGGTGGGTCAGAAAACGGCTCAGGGTGTCTTTGTCAGGATTGAAAGCCCAGTCCTCGTAGAGGTTGAAAAGGGTGACATTTACGGATACCATACACCCAGAGGCGCAGGCGGTTTCGGGTCTACAGGAGTTTTGTAATGTCTTCTGCTAGTAGAAAGCTGCAAAGAAAAAAGAAAAAGGAGGCAAACAAGGACCTCAAGGAAAAGGTCGCACTCTTTGGCAAGATTCCTGACCAATGCACAATGTGTGAAAAGGATTTTGATAAGAAGGACAAAAAGCAGGTCCAATCCTGGCGCGTGGCAGTTAGAGAAAAGGAGCAAAGGGTAAACCTTTATTGCGATGAGTGCTGGCAGGACGCCAACGATATGCTAAAAGATCTACAGAAACAGATGGAGGAGATAAATGTTTAAAGAATCACTAAGTTTCGATGATGTGTTGCTTTTGCCAAAAAAGAGTGACATCAACAGTCGTTCAGAAATTTCCCTGTCCTCATCGATAGCAGGCAAAAAATATGAATTGCCAATAATTTCCAGTCCGATGGATACGGTAACTGAATCCGTCATGGCGATAACTATGAGCGAGAAGGGCGGACTCGGCATTGTTCACAGGTATTGTTCGATAGAGGATCAATGCAAAATGTTGACACCGGGTATCGCCACCGCAGCAGCAGTGGGAGTATCTGGAGACTTTAAAGAGCGAGTGGCTAAACTGCGAGAGAGTGGACTTACGACTGTTTGCGTCGATGTAGCGCACGGGCACCATTCGATGACGGAGGCTGCCTTGAAGTATCTAAGGGATACTTACGGAGAGGAGATAGCAATCATAGCAGGAAACGTTGCTACACCAGAGGGCTTCAAGGACCTGTCGGACTGGGGTGCCGACGCAGTAAGGGTCGGCATCGGCGGAGGGTCTATATGCTCCACTAGGATTCAAACAGGTCATGGTATGCCAACATTCCAATCGGTTCTGGATTGTAGGGATGTTGATTCTGACGCCAGTATTATAGCGGATGGCGGTATAAAGAAGGCAGGAGATATGGTGAAGGCTCTGGCTGCTGGAGCTGATTTCGTCATGTTGGGTTCGATGTTAGCGGGCACAGATGAAACTCCTGGGCAGGTGTTCGTTTCGGCGGAGAACAAGAAATACAAAGTATACAGGGGGATGGCTTCTGTAGAAGCTCAGGTCGCCTGGAGAGGTGAAGCGAGGTCTCTAGAGGGAGTTTCGACAACAATACCATACAAGGGACCCGTGTGGAACATCTTGACGGAAATCGAACAGAACATCAGAAGTGGCTTTTCATATACTGGAGCCAGAAACATGAAGGAGATGCAAATGAGGGCTGAGTTTATTAGACAAACTAATGCCTCCATGGTCGAAAGTAGTACACACATTTTAAATGCCTGAAAAGTACAAATATGGCCAGGAAGGAAAGAGAATAGTCTTTCAGGACTCGGATAAGCGTCATGCAGATCTGCGTGTAAGACTAAGGCATGATGGCTTAACTCAAATACAATTTTTTCAAGCTATGATTACAGGATATTTACAAAATGATGCAAGAATTGTTGATTTTATTACAGATGTTAAAATCGATGTCTCTAATCAGGGGCAAAGAAGAATTAAGAAAACACAGAAATTACTAAAGGAAGGTGAAAACTTGAGAGATCTTTTTAATTTAGATGAAAAGGAAACAAAAGAATTGTTTGATATGATAGCAAAGGAGCTTCCAGACCTATGAGTGAGGAATACGGATTAACAGAGTGTGCGATAAAGTGCAGAAGGACTCAAAAGCCATGTAGTGAGAAGTCTTGCAGAAAGTGGATAGACTACGAGGATGAGATGAATTGTTGCTTAATTTCTATTAACGAAAAGAAGGGCGGTTTAACTTTGATGGAAACCGGAGAACGACTTGGATTAAGTTTTGTTAGAATCAGACAAATAGAGAAGATGGCAATAGAGAAATTGTCAAAAAGGATATAAAAACATCTTTTTTGTATCCTTCTGTACTATTTACTTCTGAAATACAATCTTTCTTTCTACATAATCGCTTAGGAGAACCAAAATGAGCAAGAAAAACTTACTACAAGAATCCACGATACGTCGCTTCATGAAGCTAGCCAGCCTCGCACCACTCAGCGAAACCGCAAACTTCCTTCAGGAGGAAGAAGAAGAAGAGGTGGTTGAAGAAGCTGAAGTCTCTGAAGACACTGACACTCTCGAAGAGGAAGAGAACAGTGTTAATGAATCAGGGATTAACGAATTAGAAGCACTTCGGGATGAGGAAGAAGTCCCTGAGCCTGCGCTAGACGAGCCTCCAATGGACGCAGAGCCAGAAATGGATCTAGACGCTGAAGAGCCCGAAGGCGAAATCGAGGCGGAAGTTTCCATAGCATCGGAAGAAGTTGAAAATCTTCGAGTTGCAATAGAAACGCTTCAGAAAATCCTGGACGCTTCCGGTGGAGACGCACCAGAAGAGGACTCTCTGATGCCAGAACCAGAATTGGAGCCAGAGGGCGAAGATTTGGGTGTCGAAGAGGAGCCCGAGGAACTTATGGAAGTCGACATTGACGAAGAAAAGCTCGAAGAGGTTATCAACAATGTGACTGATAGAGTGACCAAGAGGATTCTCAAGGAAGCTATCGCTAGAAGAATAAGCAAGAAGTAAAGATCTTTTTTATTTTATCATTGACATCTCTCCAAAATTAATATAATATATAAAATATGTTAACTTACTTTTTATGGTTCGCCGCCGGCGCACTCTGTTATCGCCTTTTCTCATTCCTACTCGCTATGAGGCTGGAGAGAGCAATCGTAGTGAGTACCCTGAAATGGGTTACCAAGGTCATCTCGGCAATGGACGATGATCTTAGGAAGTCTATAGACATAAAACATGCAAACTTAAAAGCAACAGCAATCCCAGATGATCTCTTGACAAAGATCTGTGATGATGATAAAATGTTCTTGTCTCAATGGAAAGAGACAATTTTTACCACCGTGGCCATATCTACTCCAGAGAGGTATTTAAAACATATTCCACACTATGTGTGGGAGACTGTATCATTGGAGAAAATAGCAAAGGAACTAGAAGAGGAGGATACTCAATGAACATTAATGTGGTAGCTTGGGGGACCAAGTTGGAAAATGAAGAAAAGCTTTTATACACGATGCAAGTGGCTCTGAAAGGAAAGAGGGAAATAAACAAATTCTACAAACAAGCTAAAGGTTGGGAGCAGACGGGAGAGGGTTTCGACCCACAAACAGAAAATACTATTATGTTGCTTCGACGGGCGTTCGAAGATAAAAAGTCCTGGATCGAGTATGCTAAGACACTACCGTTTCCAGTACAGGAACTTAACTCTAGAACTGGAAAAACGAGGATTATAAATGGGAAAAGAAGATTTAAAAAATGATGAAGAGTTGGTGGATGACAAGCAAATTGTTATCATAAACAACATCGACAGCCCCCAACAGGAGGAATTGAGATCATTAACACTCTACGGAGACATCAATGAGAAGGTCTGCGCTGACGCAGTTACAGCGATCCTATACCTAGGAAATAACTCTCAAAGATTAGAATATGTGGACCCATCCGACCCAGAGTCGGAGGTTAGGACTGTCAGTAAGCCGATAGACATTTTAATCTCAACAAGGGGTGGAAGCGCCTCGGAAATGTTTGCAGTATATGATACTATGCGGCACGTAAGGAATAGCTGTGACATCAGCACTTTCGGCGTCGGGAAGGTCATGTCAGCTGGGGTTTTAATCCTGGCAGCAGGAACAAAAGGGAAGAGGAAGATTGGCTCAAACTGTAGAGTCATGATACATGGTGTATTGGGTGCCTTCGGAGGCTCCTTGACCAGCATGGAGAATGAAATAGAGGAGATCAAGTGGATGCAAGAGCAATACTTGAGGTGCCTCGCTAGAGAGACAAACCTCACGGTAACCAAGTTAAAAAAGATGCTGAAAAGACAAGTAGATGTATATCTTTCGGCGGAAGAAGCTGTGGAATTTGGCATAGCCGATGAGATTGTGTAATACTAATTATAGAAAAGGAGAAGTTTGATGTCTGGTTTTGATGATTTGGCAAGTTTATACGAAGGTAAACTGAATTCCCAGGAGCTTTTGTTTGATCTAATAGAGGAAGCTCTTAGTAGTCCGGTGGTCTTCGTTGAGCAAAGTAAAGACTTGCCCAGGGAAGTAACCCTGAAGATGCCAGATTTTCAAATTGATAGTAGCTGGATATCAGATGAGGCAGACGCCCTAAATAAATCATCCTTTGAGAGGTTTATGAAGGTGGTACGAGCACTTAATCTTCCTAGGGACATTAACCAAATAGAGAAATTTTCAACAGCAATGCAGTCCCTTTTGAGTGCGCCTGTCGACGTAGCTGATCACTCTATGGCAATTAGCAGGATCCAAGTCCTGAGAGTTTTGTATAATCTTGTTAAATCAGACTTGGCTGTTTCTGCTGGATACACATTTGAGAGGTTCTTGGCTCTCATTTTCGGCGGAAAGGTGGACGCTGCTTCTACGGAGGGCATTGTCGATGTGGAGTTTCCCAATTCCCAAATCTCTGCAAAGTTTATCTCAAAGAAGAAGCCGATAGTTAAGGGTGCCCTGTCTAAGTTGATGGAGTCTTTGGACTCGATGGAGTCTATCACTTATTTGGTTTGTCTAAAGCCGGACATGTCTAGCGACAAGACCGTTAACTTTATGCTTTTTGATGTCAATAGGGATAACGTTGTAAACCTTCCAATGGCAAAGGGCGCTGACCTGGAATCTCGCAAGGGATCATTCTACGGTTCCATTAGGCAATATAAGGACTTTAATTTACGTCTGGCAGGTAGCATAGACCTGTCTGGAACCGAACAGGTAGCTCAAGGTATTATGGAAGCCCTAAATCAAAAATTCAATAATCTTTTAGCAGAACTCCAGTCATTAGTTGAGCAGGTTGACAACCTGATGTATGTCGCCAGAGATGACAAACAAACCAAGGCTCAAGCCGGAAAGGCTAAGAGTAGGGCAGAGAAAACTAAAGCCGCCGCAGAAAAAATAGAAAAATCTTCTTGACATTTCTGTGTGAGTGTATTATATTATTAAAAGAATTTCAAAGAAAGAGAGGACTTGATGTCGAAGCACTTTTCGTCAAACGAAGAATTACACAATAAAATTTTATCAGGAGTCAACAAGCTGGCAGACAACGTGGCGTCTACGTTGGGACCCAGGGGCAGGAACGTGATCCTTCAGGAGAAGGGCAAGATGCCGATCATTACGAAGGATGGAGTCACCGTAGCAAGGTTCGTAGACCTTGAGGATCCAGTTGAGAACGCAGGAGCGCAAGTTGTCAAGCAGGCGTCCGGAAAGACGAACGTGGATGCTGGTGACGGAACTACTACGTCCACTGTTCTGACTCGTGCCATCTTCGAGGGAGCTTGGAGTTATATCGAAGACGGCGCAAGCCCTACGGAATTAAAGAGGGGAATCGACAAGGCTGTCGTGGAGGTGGTCTCATCTCTAAAGGAGCGGTCCCGGCCGGTATCAAGTTCAGAGGATATCTCCCACATTGCTTCCATTTCTGCCAACAATGATAATGGCATCGGTGACCTAATCGCCCTAGCGGTTGACAAGGTCGGTAAGGACGGAGCTATCACAATCGAGGAAGCAAACTCTATTGACACAACCCTAGATCTCGTAGAGGGCTTTAGGTTCGAATCTGGATTCGCCGCGTCTGCCTTTATCACTGACGAAAGAAGAGCAATCACCCGTCACGAAGACGTGCTAATGATGATTAGTGACGAAAGGATCGAACACGTTGACCAGATCTTGCCAGCTTTGGAAATTGCAGCAAGAGAGGCGAAGCCGCTACTGATAGTGTCTGACGACATTCAAGGACAAGCTTTAGCTGCCCTGATCATGAATACGGTTAGAGGATCAATGAAGGTCGTAGCTGTAAAGGCTCCAAGCTACGGCGAAGGTCGCAGAAATATAATGTCTGACTTGGCAGTTGCCACTGGAGGAAAATACTTTAGAAAATCTGCCGGAGATAATGTCAAGAACGTCTCTTTGAAAGATTTTGGAACTGCACGAACCATTGAAGTTTCTAAGGGACTTACAACCATCGTAGACGGCGGCGGTGATATGAAATCTGTCGATGAGAGAATAAATTTACTGAAAGAGGATCTTGGGGCTAACGACTCTTTGTATGAGTGCGAACAAATTCAGGATAGAATCACTAGACTGGCATCCGGCATCGCCATTGTTCGAGTAGGTGCGGCAACCAAGATAGAGATGATCGAAAAGAAGCACAGAATTGAAGACGCATTAGAAGCAGTCCGATCAGCCCAGCAAGAGGGAGTGGTACCAGGCGGCGGATCTGTTCTGTATAAAATTGCAAAAGAATTAAAGATCACAGCAGATAATCCTGATCAAGAGAGGGGGTGTGAGATTGTAAGGGAAGCTCTGTGTTCCCCATTGAGAGTGATGTCAGAAAATTCAGGATTAGATTTTAAAGACATTCTTGGAAAGATGGAGCGAACTGACACAGTCGGGAGCATGGGAATTGATTTCACTACAGGCTGTGTTGTTAATTTGATGGATGTGGGGATCATCGACCCGGTAAAAGTCACACGCTGCGCACTTCAAAATGCAGCCTCGGTAGCTGGCACACTAATAACTACCAATTATGCGATTATTGAATGACCTTGTGCTCTTGAGCTACTAGTTATTATTGTTGCAACCACGACGGAGGGATGACCAGATGTCAGAGAAAGAAAACTCAGATCTACTTAGAACACTTGATAAATTATGCCTCACAATAGAAGCGGTCAAAGACAAGCAGGACGAGATGGCAGAAGACGTGGGAAAGATAAAGGAAGCAGTTTATAATCCTGATGAAGGATTGTACGCAAGACTAAGAGCCCTAGAAGCTTGGCAGGGGACTTCATCTAAGATGATATGGACCCTTTTTACCACAGTCGTTGGTCTGGTCAGTGCATTCGTGTTGAAACAAATAACCTGAAAGGACTCTTGTGTCAGTAAAAAGACAGATTAGCATCATAGAAAGCTTTCTTTATAACGAATATGGGGTAGAGGTGGAGTATGATCGTGATTACGCCGACTCTTATTACCATGGAATTTCAAGGATAGAGATAAATTCAAGACAAAATTTCAAGAGCAGACTCAGCAGTCTTCTTCACGAAGCGGGGCATGTGATCATAAGGAACAAGAAGAGATTCTGGCCTCAAAGGTTCCCGTGTATGGTGGTGGCAGACTATAACTCAAAAAAGAGAAACATCAACCACAGAATTGATGTCCTGAGAGAAGAGGTTCTCGCATGGGAAGAGGGCGAAACACTTATTGACAGGCTCTCTCTAGACGTGGACATGTCCGCGTGGGTAAGACACAGAAACCAAGCTCTCAAGAGCTATACTAAGTGGGTGATATTATGAAAGTAAAAATAACTTATACAGTGGATTTAGAAAAAGTCCCAGAGAAGGCGGACCCGTTACTTGAGCAAGTACAGAAAAATGTAGACCAAATGGTTGAAATAGCCGCCAGCTTAAAGGACTCTAAGGATGATGCAATTGAAAAATGTTTAAGGAAAATTGAAGAATTGAGATTACTGTTTGCTGACACGGATATAATGATAGGCGATTGTGAAACTATGCTTGCAGGGTACTTAAACTTAATGACACAGCAGGAGATGCAAGAAGAATGATAAAGTTAAAAGAGGTGTATAGACATATCTCCAGCACAAATCCTCACCAGAGATATAAAGTTAGGGATGTTTACATAAATCCGGAGCACATCAGGTATATAAGGAATTCTTCGCCAGAGCTACAGATGCTTTCTGAATCTAGCGTTTTGGGATTAGCGTCGAATCATTGTGATTTCTGTTTACTTTCCATGGAAAAGGAAGACATCATTGTCGTCGGATCAATGAAGGAACTAGAGAACAAGCTCTTCGATGGAAGGGTTCTTTTAAATGGTTAGTCATATAAACAGGTACATAATTTATGGCAGAAATACTTGTCCATACTGTAGGAAGGCTATCGACCTTTTGGATGAGATGGGAAAGGAGAGTATTTTCTTTGATTTTGCTGAAGATCCACAAGCTATAATTGAGGCGAAGGAATTCTATGAGAAAGAAACAGTGCCAATTATTGTAGAGAATAATAAGTTTTCTGGCAAAACAAAACTTATTG